AGGTGTGAAATGTTACCAATCTCCATGAAAGTCATGTTCAATCTTTTTCGGCAAATGTGGTTGAACATATGACGGGCATACATTGGTTTGCGTTTCCTTGACTTGGTGATGATTTGGTCGGGAGTCATATCCATTACCTCACAAATAACCCGTAACACTTCACCCCATGTGGTGGGGTTATCGTTGATGTCCGTTTTGGGTTTGACAATTTCTTGTTTCAGCAACCGAACTTCGCGGTCATGGGCCATCTTGTTTTCAACTACCAACAATCGCAGTCGTTTTATTTCTTGTTTTAAGTTGTGTATTTCTTGGTAATGGCTTGTCATATCAAACGCAAATATACAAAATCCACACGAAATAAACAATTAACGAATATCGTAGTTTCCGTAATTGGATTTGATTCCAAGTGCCATCATCTCATGATAACGCCATGAATCAATCCCGTGATCCGTTCCAATTGGTGTGTTCATCGTTCGCCCCTGGGCATCACTATCCCAACAATAATTCCGTAATTCTTTAATTAGGTTTGTTGATGTGGATGTAACCAAATAAGATTGGGATTGCATGATTTGAATTCCGTAGTTAATTGAATCTTTGCCCTTGGTTACGCCCTTGATTCTTATTCCATACCTCCGTATCTCATCAATTGATTTTGGTTCAGCGGAATCCGCATATACGGGTACATGGTTTGGTAATGCCCTTGCAATGTCCGAATTAAGCATTCCCGTGCGATATGCGACCTCATCAACTATTCGTTGACCATTGTACTCATATACGGCAACAATCGCCGTGGGATCGTTTGTATAACCGAAATCCACACCACAACCAACCAACCTTGCATCCTCTGGTATTTTATCGATGGTTTGCCAGTTGCTGAATATAACTCCTTGTAAGTTTCCAATCTCACCAAGCCCATACACCCGCCACCAATTAGCCCAATAGTTTGATGTTTCTGCCCTATCCCGTGCCTTTTCAATTTCGTTAACGATTGATTTGTCCAACGCTTCATTGTCTTTGTAGGTTAGTACAATCATTTCCGCATCAGGGTCGTTTACCAATTCGCTATCCACCCAAAACTCCGCCACTGGGTTGTAATCCAAATAAATGAATTTACGGGTACGGATTGCCATTTGGTAGTATGATTCCCAATCTATGTTGTTGCACTCATTCACGAATAACACATCACGCCTTGCACCCCTCAACTTTTGTGGTTGGTCTGCGGAAAAGAATTCAATGTAACTATCGTTGCTGAATAAATAAGTCCATGAAGATTTGTTCCATTTCAACGGATCAAACATCCCGACCATTTCCATGATTTTAAGGAAGTCACGAATAGCACCCCTCCGTAGGTGGGGGATGGTTTCCGATACGATGCTGATTTCTACCTTTGGGTTTTTAACCGCGTAATCAATTAGCAAGGGGATAATTGAAAAGGTTTTTGAACTACTTGTTCCACCCCTTACAATCCTAACCCGTTTGCGTAACCGACTAATCTTGACCTGGGCTGTTGTTTTCTGCAACATCTATATCAATACCATTGAAAATGGGTTTCTCTTTTTCCTCCAACACATTGTGACTCATGGATAGTTTGCGGAGTTCTTCTTCGCTACTTATCAATTTCATTAACGCCAATTGCAATGTGGGTTGCTCGCTCAAATACCATTTGGAACGCATAGATACTTTGATGTTGGTTTTGATTTCCAACAATGCCTCTTTTATGCTTTCCGATTTTTCCAAGCCGAGGTGGTAAAATGTGCTACTTGTACATGGTAGGTATGCAATTACATCTTGAATAAAAAACAATTTGTTTTTCTTTATTGCGGCGATGGCCGTTGCTTCTAATTCGTTTCTATCGTATGCCATTATTCATCGGGGGTTAGGGGTATTGGCATCCAGTAAACCACATGTAATCTTTGATCCGTGTGATAACAATGCCATTGTTCATCGTAGTAAACCGCCACATAGGGAAAACCCCGCACGGTCTTAACCAATACGGGGGTTTCTTCTTGTGGTAATGTTCGTTCAATCTTCCTCCACGCTTTCATGTTCTAATGCTTCTTGGTAAGTGTCGTAAAATGTTTCTTCGCCATTGTAAAAATTTGTTACGAGGTAATCAACTTGATGCCCCATGCAAGAGCAAATTGAGATTCCATTTTCAAGGGCTATGTAAACATAACCCGAATTAGCGTTAAATCCAACGCCCATGATTTCTTCGTTTGCACATTGATTTGCATACGCTTGAAAAATCAATCCCAATCCTTTTGCTTCGCAGTAGGAAATTGAGTTGCCAATCCCCGTGATTTCAATTGTGTTTGTCATATCTGTTCTAATTTTGTTGTTTCAACTTGTAATTTAGTAACGCACTTCTTGTCGTTCATGTAGTGGCAAATTACCTCGGATGTTTTGTCGTTCAATTGTTGTAAAAAAACACCCACGCATTCAATGTTACCGATTGAATCTAACTGCCATTTAACCATTTGTCCTATTTCCATGAAGCGAAGATACATTTTTAATTTGAAATACAAAATAAAAAGACAAATTATTTTAACCCAACGAATGCTTTTAAGGGGTAAAATATCAAACTATTCCTATATCCCCCGTCATGTGTCGGGATAATTGGCGTAACTCCATGAACATTTTTCCATGCGGGATAAACCAACATTGAGTTATCTGCGCTATCCATAACCGCCCCGTAATCGGGAACATAAAGATTGCCACCTTTGGCGTTCAAACGCTTCGTGATGATCACATTGACCGCACCAACGATGTTACCCGTGTCACGATGGAAAGGTGCAGATATATTGTAGTTTGAAATTGAGGAGGTAAAAAGGTTCGCGAACTTCCATTTATCGGGAACTTGCTCAAATAGTTTCTTTTGCCGTTCGTATTGGTCGGGCAATATATCGTGCATGATTGATTCGCTTTCCTTCGCCAACATCAACATTGCTTTGATGAAGGTTTGTGCTGGTTCGGATTGATGAACCGAGGATATTGACGGATATGGGCGTTTCATGTGTGGCTTCGGAGGGATTGAACCCAGAATAGTTGACATTTGGACCGTGCCATTCTTTTTGGCTTCGGCTCTTGTCATTCCTTCTTTGTAAACTTTGGCCATAACATCGCTTCTCTCTAATAATGATTTGGGAACTCGTTTGCTTTGAAATTCTAAATTCGCCAAATTTGCCAACTTGGTTGCTCTTTCGGGCATTGATTTGATATAAAATCCGATTGGCTCTCCGTTCTCATAGAAAATGCAATCTTCGGTAATGTTTGGGGCTAAATACGGGCATTCTTGACCGATTTTTGCTTCATGGGGTTGTAGGGTTAAATCTACGCGTTTCATCGTTTGATTATTATGTGTGAATTTTTTGGTTGACCTGGTTTGTCTTTGAGTTGGACATTCTTCGGGAATGTTGACAACATGATATTGACATCTTTCATTTTGTCATGTATTCTATCTTCTTCACTTCCCAATCCTCCTTTTTCGTATCTTTTGAAATCTATGAAGGTGTAATTCAAAATTAAATTGCCCCCGTATTTATTCAAATGGTAAGCCGAAGCGTAATAATCGGGGATTGTATTAATGATTGGATGGAATTCAAACTCAGTTCTTTTGATAGCAAAACAACGCCCATCAACTAATCCGTATTTCGAATACTTTGTTTTCGCATAAAAAGGATTACCCGTTGAATTTAGGCCAATCAATTTGACTCCCATTTTGTCGGCCTTCGGAATGATTGTTAATAATTCGTTCAATGATTCCATAACTGAACAATCCACGAACTTCCCGTTCTGTATTTTTTTCGCCCCAACACAATCGTCACTCATGAATATGCCCCACTCGCCAGGGTTTAACATGCGTAAGCCATAATTGAAATTGTTTTGAATGCCTTTGGGTTCGTTAGTTTGTATCAATTCACCTTGTGGGCCGATGCAAGTGAATTTGTCTGCATTGTTGTGGCATAACACGATGTGTTCAGTTTGCAACATTTTAGATGTTGTTGCTTCTTTGTATCGGTCATAATACATCAAAAAGATTTTCATAACTTATCTTTTTCTTCTTTGAGGTATTGCATGATCATGTAACCAACATACGCCCCGCGTTCCCGCCAAAACTTTACCAATTCGGTGGCTTCATCGTAATGGTCGGGTTCAAATTCAATTTGGATGGCTTTCTTTACACCATCGGCCATGTCCGCAAGTTCGTCGGATAAATCTTCTTCATCCAAAAGTGAATAGTCGACCTCCACGGGTTGTTGCCAAACATCCAACCCCCATTCACTCAACAATTCTGGTTCCCATTCATTAGCCAACACATCCCAATCCCATTCTCCGAAGCCAACATTGTCCTTAATGATGAACTCTTTTTGTTGTTCTTCGGTTAGGTCGGATGCCTTAATAATGGCTACTTCCTTCAACCCAACTTCTTGCACGGCCCGTAAACGCATATTGCCGCCAAGAACTACCATTTCATCATTCACGACTATCGGGCGGAGGTTCAACATTTGTGGGAAGTCCTTAATTGATTGTACCAATTTACGGAATTTGTCATCTTTTATCACCCTGGGATTATTCTCATTGGCAATAATGTCTTTTGTTTTAACAATTTGTATCATTTGTTCATTTTTATTTGGTGTGTGATAATTAAAAAATCTTTGTGTTGTTTTTGATCCCCAAATTGGATGTGGCATTTTCTGCAAAGGGCTTGTAGGTTTTCAATTTTATCGGCTTCCTTGCTTCCACCCATGCCACGGCATTCAATGTGGTGGATGTCAACCGCCTGGCTTCCACACACTTCGCACGGGATAAAATCGGATGTGTCATACCCAAAATAATTCAAATACAATTTAACATGTCGTTTCATATATGATTCCAAACCACCCTATTAATAATACGACCAATATAAGTTTTCAATACACCATACTCTTTTGATAATTCGGCATAGGTGTATTTTCTAAATTTATACTTCGCCCTTATTTCAATGATTTGTGCATCATTTAATTTTGAATTGCCATTTTTAACGCCAGAACGAACCCCATTACGACACGCATGTTGTATATTTTCTTTTGCGGTAACCCATTCCAAATTTGATACTGCGTTGTTTTGTTTATTCATGTCTATGTGATTAACCAATTCTTTGCCAATTATTCTTGGGATATACGCTTTGGCAACTAATCTATGAATTGTATACATTTTGGGCTTCCGATTTTTATATAAGCATACCATGACATAGCCATTTTTTTGCTTTATTGGTGTTAAAAATTTCCCATACCGATGTGAATAAACATCCCCTTTTTCGGTAACCGAATACAAATTTTCGTAATTATCTATAAATTTCATACCACAAAAATACACTCAACCGAATAATATATCAAAATTATTTTTGTATGTTTTTTCATTGTTGATTCCCTTTTCGTATAACCTAAACGCCACCGATTCCGATACCCCCATCCGTTCGCCAATTGCTCGGAATGTGTAATGGTAATCATCGCGTAAAATCATCACAGCGTATTGCTTTGCAGTTGTTTTACTGCGGTCAGCCATGGCCCCCATTTTGCTCGGTCTTGAAATTGTATTCTGCATTTTGTACACATATAAATTTGGTTGGGTTCAATCATTGGCCCCGTTTCGTTTATCAATTCTTTGGTTGATTCTTTATTGTTATCGCAACAATCACAAAGGTTTCTCGTAAGTTTCATAAACCTGGGTTAACTCATTTATCATGGTTTGCCATGCCTTGGGGTTGCAAGTACACGGCTTGTAAATTCTTTTGCTTTGGAATATTCTTGACCACATTTTGGATAGGTGGTCCGCTTCCATCGGTGATAATGTGGTGGAATTTATGGTCTTGAAATGTGTAAACCAATCGTATTCACCCTCGGTCATGCACAATGGTTTGCGGTTTGGGAATATCTTGTTCAATTTGTGTTTACGGGCATCGCATCCGCAATCTTCACCCGCAACAAACTTGGTTAAAAATTCAATCCCCGTGGCCTTCGTTACTTTCTGAATCGTATCCCCCAGCCCGATGGATGGTCGTGATTCGGTAAATTGTTTCCGTGTGTCGCTTTTCTTCTGCATATATTTTGTATTTTGTTTGTGTTCGTTGTTTGATGTGTTGTTTGGCGTTTTTTATACTGTTAAAAACCGAATGTGTTGGTATGCCCGTGCGTTTTTCAATATCCCTCATGGAATGTCCATAGACAAAATGTAGTTCCAATAACATCTGGTCATAATCTCGCAGTTCATCAATTGCCTTTTTTACTTCACCCATCAAGTCCAAATGTGCCATTTCAGCCATTTCGGGGCTTTCTACGGGGTTAAATTGGTCTTGGTGTGGTATTGTCTTGTTTGATGCCCGTTTGATGTCCATAAACGCATTGTGTAGCATCTTAAACAAATAGATGGTGTTGATGGTTCCGTTGTA